CTTTTTCTCTTACTTTATATGGAAAAGGTTCTTCTACATATACCTCTGCAGGTGCTTTGCCTGTATAATAGTTATACCTTTCCAACTTTACACGTTTGTAACTATCTCTAGATTTTTCACGAAGAAGAGATATTGTATTGTAAATTGTGTAATATTTTGAATGGAGTTGAGGAACTTTTAGTGATTCATCATGTAGGTTATCAGGATCTATGACAGAATCTCTCTGCCACATTTCCTGTATTTGTTCAAGATTCATAAGGGTGTTCTACCGTCAGCAGATACTACATTATACACAGTATACTTGAAAGTGACCTCTGCTGTAAAGTAGTTTATATCAGTTTCTTCTGCAGTAAACTCTAAGGGTGTAAGATATACTGGAAATAAATCCCTAAATTTTACGATAGCAATATTTCTATAGTTACTGTTTAAAATATGAAGATTACCATCACTAAATGCTTCTTTAGGATCTCTAATACCATCAACATCAGTGGTTAAATCTTTATATTGTTGTGTGGTTTCTGGATATCCCAATCCGGTTAACCAATTATGAATTTTCATATAATTTTCTAAATTTTCATCCACAAGAAATTTAAATGAAAAATCACCATAAGATAACTTATCTCCAGGAACATCAATATCTTTTAGATATGTTGGTTGAACAGCAGTTCCCAAACTAATCTCAGGTATTCTACATGAGTTTGAGAAAAAATCAACCTTGGGTTCTTTTGCTAAAGTAAATTTAAATCCAACAGGCGCAAGAAAATTTCTGTTTGCTATCTGTTTTGGAAATCCACTTGCCATTGTTTTTATTTGTATTTAGATAAAAAAAGAGGGTCCGAAGACCCTCTCGCACTTCCTTCACACTGAAGGTATTTAGATCACATAAGGTTAGCAACCTTAACACGACGGTAGTAACGGTTGCTGCTGGCAGTGATACGACCAGTGTTGGTTGTATTGGTGCCTTCGGCAAATGGGTTAGCGACCATGCCATAACGAGTCTTGAACCCGATTTTTGGCTGGAAGGTGTTCTCACCAACGGCACGAACCATTTGGAGAGGAACATAAGGACAGTAGAACAGTCCTGCGTCATAAGGTGAAGAACCCTTATAACCAGCTACGTAATACTGGTTAGCAGCATTGTTAGCAGCATAAGGATCGATGTAGACACGGAACTTACCACCAAGAACACCAGCAAAGGTGTTACCAGTGTCATCTACGTTGAGGTTTGCATTCAGAGCAGGGGTGTAATCAAGTACACCAGCCATGGTGAGTGCGGAAGCAACGTCTGCAGAGCAGAGGATCATGTTGCCCTTTCCTCTACGAGTTCTCTGTGCAATCTGGTTAGCATCTCTTTCCATTTGGAAAATAAGACCCTTGAACTTCTCAACACTCCAACGTCCGTTAGAGTCAACGTCGAGGTCGAAAGTACCAGAAGTTGCGGTATTCAGAGTAGCACCGACTTCAGCAGACTTATAGATGGTTCTGATGACTTCACGGTTGATCTCAGCAAGAATCTCAGTAGAGAGAATATTTGCGAGTTCAGCCTCAGCATTCAGACCATGAATAGCCTTGAGGTCTTGTGCCAGTTCCAGTGAATACTCTGCTTTCAGTGCTCTGCTCATGGCAGTAACGGTGACTTTCTCGATTGAGAATGCCATCTCGTTGAAAGCATTACCAGATTCACCAAGACCTTCAGCATTGGCAGTGGTCATACCTTGACCAACTGAATATGCACCCTGATTAACGTCTGACTCTGGGTTCAGAGCACCAGGATTAGTTCCTTGTTGAGCACCGGCAGTACCGAAACCAACGGAATCAGCATCAGAACCAGTGGTGTAAGGTCCTTGAGTAGCATCATTGCCTTCTCTCTGTGCAGAGAATCCGGAATCTGGCTCGTTGAAGAATGCTTCGGTTCCACTCTGTGAAGTGTAACGGGAACGCATTGCAAAGATAAGTCCGGTAGGACCATTCATTGGTTGTACGCCAGCCAGGTCATATGCGACCAGGTTAGGCATGGAACGTCTGATCAGAGAGATCAGAACGGGATCGAAGTTACTGATGTTTGCACCAGTAGCATTAGTTGGGGCCTCAGAAAGAAATTCTCTTTCTTCCTTGAGCATTTGTTCTTGGTTCTCCAGGAGCTGAGCAGTAACCATCGCACGATGGTTATCTTTGATTGAATCCATACCCTCATGATTGAGGATGGGTGCCCACTTCTCCTGCAGAGCCTCTTGAGAAGGCATTTGCAGCATTTGTTTTTACCTATTTAAAAAAGTTAGTTTGACTATGTTATAATGAAGTTTCACTTCTTGGAAACTCTGTTCAATGTCTGGAGATACGATTCCATCATAGTAGAAGTCTCTACCTGATGACCTGTTTCGGTCTCTTCAGAAATTGTTTCCGATTTGTTCTCTTGAACACCGGTATTAGAGGAGAAATATGCTTCTCTAAGAGTTACCAGTTTTTCACGATAGGATTGCTCACCATCAAACTCAACATTTTCGGCAAGAGAAGCAAGCTTATCCTTTTGGGATACTGCAAGTCCTTCGGATACATCTGCAAGAATTACATCTGCAACCGACTCAGCCAATCTTTTGTTTAAAGCAATATTTTTATTGATTTGCTCGTTGAGTTTATCTTCCATCTCATCAAGTTTTTCTACCATACTATTGAGTACATCATATTTCTCTTCAGGGATTGATACATAATGTTCTTCAAAAAGACTCTTCATTCCGGTAAGGAATGATTCGGTCATTTCAGTTTTAAGTCCTTGCTCAACCGAAAGTTGATTTTCGGTTAACCACTCTTGAGATACATACTCAAGATAAGAATCAACCCTTTCGGTCAATTCGGATTTGAGGTTGGCAACTTCTTCAGTCAGAGATACTTCGTACTCTTTTTGTACCTCTTCTTTCATTTCGGCAACCTTAGTTTTAATGGCTGTCTCGAAAATTGTGCGTGCTTTTTCTTGGAATTCTTCGGAGAGTTCTTCACCAGCAATAAGTGCTTCGATATCCTCTTCGATAGAAGGAGTATCATCTTCGATGATTTCTTCTTCTACAACTTCTTCCTCAGTAGTTTCTTCTTCAGCAACTACTTCTTCGGTTGAAGTTTCTTCTTCCTCGGATACTACATCACCTTCGACTTCTTCCTCTTCCTTCATTCCTGCAGGCATAGGATCTGCTTTACCGGCAGCCTTATTTACAATGTCTTTGACAGTTGCAATTTTAGGTTCCTTGAGTTTCGCAGAGTCGTCATCGACTTTGTAATTTTCTGGGGTAGGTCCACCAAGATCTTCAACTGCAGGTTGTCCAGGAGTAGAACCGGACATCTTTGGCATCGGATCAGCTTTGGCAGCACCTTTAGTTACTACGTTTTCCATTTCTTGTAAATCGTTACCAACGGACATTTGACTAGATATGTTTGTATTAATCTATATTTATTTATAATTTAAAGATTTGATAAAAATTCGTTGAATAAGTTCAACTTATGCTCTTCAAGTCTTTTTTGATCAACTAATGTATTAATTCTCTTTGCAGTGGTTTCTGCAAGTTGTTCACGAAGAATTCCTCCTTCCCAAACCCACTCTTTTCCTTCCATAATTCCTGAGACAAAAGCATCAGGTGCAGAAGGATCTGCCACAATATCGGCAGCAGTCGCTAACATAAAATCTTCACCGACAACTTTATGACCTTCATTTGTTGTTCTCAATGAACCAACACCGCGAGAAGAGACTCCAAGCATTACACCTTCATCAAGAAGAGAAGATGCAATTTTACCCATTGGGGTATTAAGGATCTGTGCTTTTCCTTTAAAATTATTTCCATCTTCTGAGAGAGAAGTAATTTTATGAGAAACTCTATCAAGATTTACGGTTGGTCCGTCAGGATGACCAAGTTCTCCAAGAGCACGACCTTTATTCACAAAAGTTTCATTATATCTTTTTACTTCACGAGAAAGTGTCTCCATAGGATACATTCTACCATTACGGTTTTTGATGTTTCCTTGGAGAAATACTCCTTCAATATATAATTTTTTACCGGAACCTTTGCCCTCGGTAATAATTTTTACGTTTGAAATTTCTTCTGTAATAAGTTTCATTTTCTTATGCGGTAAATCCTACTTTTGATCCTAATACTCCGGCATTTGCGGCAAATACACATTGAGTTGGATTTTTTTCAAGATATTCTACAGTTCCTGCTGGCATTGTAAAAGATCCAACTACAGTTCCACTTTGAGTTTCGACAACCGTAACAAGGTGTGCGCTACTATGACCATTAACTAAACGAACAACTGTTGCTTCTGAAAAACTAGTAGCAGCTCCAGTTGTTGTTGGGCAAGCTGCCTCAGCACCTTTACATAAAGTTCTTGCCATTATTCTTCCTCTTGTGATTCTTCTGAGTTATCAAACATGGAGGCACCGACATCGGCACGAATACCATCAATTTTTGAAGATGCCTTATCGTATAAAATATCTTTAATTTTATCACTAATTTCTGATGCAGAAGCATCCGAAGCAATCAAATCTAATACGTCGTCCATTTAAATTATTATGATAATATAAGTTATTTATATTTCAGCACTCTTACCATCAACTTCGGTTGCTCCGGCTTGAACCTCTAAATCTGGTTCCATAGGAACATCACCCATCATCCCAGTATCATCTCCAGGTAAAGGTTCTCCGGTAATTGGATCTATGGCATTTGGATCTGGAATAATTCCATCTTTAATTTCTTGTTCGATTTGTTCATCAATTTCTAAAATTTCTGTATCAGTTTGTCTTAGAATTCTTCTACGAACATATTCATTAGAATAATACTTTCCAATATATGGTTCAATAGTTGAAAGAAGACCTAATCTTTCACTCATTAATTCAGATTCTTTTAATTCTGCAAATTGATTATCATATAAGAAATCATATTGAATATGCTCACTCATAGTCTCCCAATCTTCGGGAGTAACAATATTTTTAAGAATTAATTGAGTTCTTAACATGTCACTAAACATGTTAGCAAATCTTTTTCTTAATCTACCAACGAACTTAGCAAATTTAAGTTCATCTCTCAAAATTTCAGAAGAACGACCAAGATTAAATCCACCATCTGAGGCAATTCTAGATTCTGGAACTCCAAGTGAACGATAAAGTTTCTTTTGGAAATATTCAATATCTGATAATTCACCCAGATTTTGACCACCAGGAAGAGTAGAAATTTCAGTTCCTCTACCACCTTCCCTTCTAGGAAGCCAGAAATCTTCCAGCATACTCATATATTTGCGATCATCACGAATTTCTCCAGTCTGAGCATTATAGACTTGCTTATTTCTATAACGACTCATTACCTCTTTGAGGTATTGTTCTGCCTTTACTTTAGGGAGATTGCCGACATCAATATAAAAAATTCTTCTTTCTGGTGCTCTACTTAAACGATAGATGACCAGTGAATCTTCAATCATTCTAAGTTGATTGAGAGATTTAATTGCTTTATGAAGATAAGAAAGAACATTACCTTTATTTCTATCAACTAATCCTGAAGTACAGTAGGTAATAGAATCTTTGGCAATTTTAATTCCTTTTGTTCCTCCACCACCTACCATAGTTCCGGTAGGATAGTTTGGTTTTGGAGTATAAACGAAGTATTCTTCTAATTCTGGAGACTGAAACTTATCCTTATCTTTTGGTGTTAGATCAGGTCCTAAAGTTGCTTTATTTTTTTTCTTTTCTTGTCTAATATGACGAATTTTTAATGGATCAATATATCTTAAATCTTGTATTCCCTCCTCAGGTTTTTTTGTATCAATTACTTTAAGGTAAAAAAGTCTTCCATCAATATACCAATTTCTAAAAATTTCATGGGACTTTTTATCAAAGTCCATAATATTCTTAATATTTTTAAATTCTTCTCTAATAATATTTTTTAATTTATCACTAGCATTAAGATTAGAAAGTTCAATTTCAATTGGAGAATCATATAAATCACTAACTATTGCCTCATTAACAACATCTTCAATAGCACCATCAGCTTCTGGATGAAGTGACATCTCACGATATCTTTTAATTAAATCAAACTCAGTTCGATATACACCCTCAATATCTAAGTATTGTCCGTAAAAACCACTAGAAATATAGTTATCAACCCCGTCCTCATTATTTTGAGGAACGGGGGAAACAATTGATGATGATTTTTTCTCGGTGTCACTTACCGAAAAACCAAATAGTCGAGGAGCCATATTATAATTCTATTTTAGTCTATTGTCTTACTATTTATCCTTAAGAAATATCTTCTCCATTTGCCGCAGCAGATGATCCCTTAAATGCTTCCCAATAATGAACCTGCATTTCTACAGTAAATTCTTCAATAGTATCAGTAGTTTCGTAACTAAGATCAATTGTTGAAATATTTGTTGGGAAGATTGACTTGAACTTATAAGATCTAAGAGTAGATCCGTCACGATCAAGTTGATGAACTAATGCATCAGATTGATAATCAACAGGATTTGTAATTCCTGTAGCATCTTCTAACTTATTAATGGTGTTCATCCATTTTTCCATCGCCGATCTGATCATAAAATCAGTATCATTAATA